TTGTCGGCCCATTCCATAGAGCTTTGTGAAACATCCCACAAAACATCATACGAAGTGCCCTGAAACGTTACATCGCCAGTAAAGGTCCCACCACCTGTGGACATACCGTCCAAGTAACTCAAACTAGACCATGCCGTAGAGCCATCACCTATCTTGAAGCGAGTTGTGTCACTTTCAAAGCCAAACTCACCAGACGAAAGCGTCGGATTAGCACTTGTCCAACCTGATGCGGTGTCTCTGCGAAATTGAATTTTATTAGCCACTAGCGTTGCCTCCGTCTATAAACTTTAAGCTAGAATCATAGGTGTCTGACGCATTGCCACCATCCAGATCATAGACATTGATGTCTCTTTCTGCCGCAGTCACAAAAACAACCGCGTCCGAGGTTAAAGATATAGCACTTCCCCCGCTGCTGCTTTCACTAGGTGTTCGCGAAAGAGAGGTCCCACTAGCCGTGTAGACCCCAACGCCAATTTCCCATGCCGTACCATCTTCCGCTGTATATCTCACGGAATCACCATTTGAGACGCCAGCCGCCGCAAACGTTTGATATCCGCTTTCAGCAGTTCCAAGAGTTATTGCTCCAGTCCCAGGGGTACCGGAGACATTCATCTTAGCTCTATTTACAAGCGTTATTGCCATGGCCTAAACTCATTTTGGTTTAGGCGATACGGATGATCGCGTTGCTTGCATCTGCCGTTGGAAAGACGATTGTAAAGTCGCCAGCAGTTGATGTTTTGTCTGAACCAAAATCAAGAACAATAACAGATTTGTCAGATTGATCGTCATTATAGATCAAAGCTCCACGCGCTGTGATTGTCGCTGTAGAAAAAGTAAGATCAGCAAAATCTGTAAGGGCCGTTGTGCCACTTGTCGTAGGTGTAACGTTTGTCAACGAACCCCCGCCTGCGGTGTATCCTGTGCCGGTCACTTCGTTTGTAGTAGTGTACGCTGCTGTAGATGCACCCAAAGTTGCAGAGCTAGTATAAAGCGCCAATTTAAATGCATCACCTGTTGATGTAGTAAAGTTGTGAGTGCCTGTAAGCAATTCTTGCTTAAAAGACGTACACATCGCTTGCGAAATTGCCATTTTAAAGTCTCCTTATAAGGTCCGCAAGCTCAGGGTGGCCTGCTTCATTTAGCGCGTTGTATATGGTAGTTCTATCACTTTTCACTGCTTCACACAAGGTTTGTTCGACAGCTCTAATAACCTGAGATTTGAACGCATGAGCCTGAGCGCGAATAGCAGGATGAGCTTCGCTTGACACAGAAACGATTTTTTCAGCACATCGAATAGCATGTTCTTCAGGAGTGAACCCACGATTATTTGTCGTATGCACTTGTATTCCTAAATCTTTAATCGTGCCGTTCGTAGGAAATTCAAAGTCTAACTTCATGTTTTCTCCCTAAGAATTAGACCAGTGCGATACGCATCTGTAACCTCTTGTGATTCACCAAAGTTTTTAACTCGTGAAAGTGCTTCGGTAAATCTTTGAGTGTAGTTTTGCACAAGATCAGGTTCACCCTTCATAAAGGTATATGCTTCAATAAGACTTCCGTAAAGCAGCGCAACAGAAGCATTTGTACTTAGCCATGTTGTTCCAGAGTCTGCACCTGCTGTTAAAGACGCAGGACGATAAAAATAATGAAGCTCAACAGTGTAACTTTGATCTGGTGTCGGTCCTACGATAAAGTTATCTATATCAAACTGAGCATAATATCTAGGCAGACCTGTAGTAGAGGCGTTTGGGTTAAACGACTGAACAAAGTTTACGTCTTTGAACAAAACAAATTCCTTGGAACTTCCGCTTAAAATAGAAAGACTAAATGGAGCAAGATAATCAGACGGCAACGCCAGATATGGACTATCAGCAGTCACGTTACCTGTTTGATTCTTTCTGAAGACTTCCAGCTGCGCTATTTTTAAGATTCGCTCTTCAGCATTTTTAATAAAAACGTCAAGACTATTAACGAAAGTTGTTTCGTTATTTTCTGTATAATCTTGTATTGATTGTTTTAATTCTGCGTATGTAAAACTCATGATGCCACCGTATTAACTTCTACCTGACCAACCACTCCCACCATAGCCTTTGCTTTGCTAGATGGCGGTGGAAAAATGTTATCTCCTACGTTCACATAGACATGTCCAGATTCAGGATCAGGGCGAGGATTGCGCAGAGCTTGCGGGTCGGGTCTTGCCCGTAGTGGCTCTAACTGGGGATGCTTGGCTTCCCATTCATCTTTACCAACAAGCAGGCCATTCCACTCTTTACGCATGTCTTTCAGACGATAGCGAAAGCCAGATCGGTCAGAGATACCGTATGACCATTTACCTGTTGCGTATTTAGACATAACGATAGCTCCTTAAATCAGGAGCTACTCGGAATGATGCGCGATCACGATCCTCGTCCATAGCGCGCCCAATCTCCTCTTCATACACTGATTTTAGCATCTGAGAGCGGTCTGGGGCACGTTTTATGCTAATGTAATAGGCCAAACCAGCGGCTAAAGCAGGGTAAAATCGGAACGGAACTTGCAGCGTATTTGTGTAATTATCCGCATCATCTAGCCGTATTAGGGAGTCATAATACACCACATCAGTGCTATTGTCGGGCAAAGGCCACAATTTTAAGACAGGATTGATCTGTCTGTCGATAAAATACTGAGTAGGGCGACCAGTTGTCGATTTGGTAGGAATATTAAGGTATTCGTCACGACTAATTCGATCTAAAGCGTAATCTGTGCCGTCTCGGCGCACCACAAGCGAAAGAACGTCAATTGTGGACGTTCCAAGGTCATATTCACCATCACCAGAGACTAAAGCCAAGTTTTTTTGGGATATAGTCCACTGATTAAGGCCACGGTTGGCCCAGTCAGCAAACATTAGGTTCATAGAACGCTTGGCGGTCTTGAGATCGTATCCTGTACGAACTTCTAGCCCACAACGCTCAAACGCCTCTTCGACGTAATCGGCAACATCTAATTCAAAGTCTGTTGATCCAGATAAAGTCATTTCTTTTTCCTTTTAAGAGACTTAACTCTTTTTGGCTTGCCAGCAGGCTGTCCAAGGCGCTTCTTTTGTGCCACTCTACTACGCTTTTCGCTCGCTGTCATCTCTGAAGCGGTCTTGGGTGTCTTTGAGCTAACGCGCTTGCTTGATCGGCAGTAAGGAGTGCCTCTCTTCATGCGTCTTTTGGCATTTTTCTTCCTTTTCATAGGCGGTTTCATCACCTGTTGGGACATTTGAGAACGACCAATCGCCATTACTTAGAAAGCCCCAACAAAGCCTCTATAAGCATATCACTGTTCATAAAGCTCGCGACTAAAAGTGCGCCAACGATCATCCACTTTGCTTGAAATAAGGTAACTTTTACCTCTTTCATATCGTCTTTCAACCTATCGACGCTATTTACCAAATGATCTTGTTGAGTTTGAAATTTTACTAATTCCAACTCTAAGTCGTGAACACTTTTGTCGGCCATCAGCATTTCCACCGCTTTCTCGCTTGTCTTAGGCGTGAGTTAGGGTCTTTTGCCGCCTTTGGAAACTTCTTCATTTGACCAGCGGAACGTGCGCAATATGACTTGCGTCGTTTTGCATCCTTGCTGCCCTTTTTGACCTTACCAGTTACGGCGGTTTTAAGTTTAGATCCGGGATTCGCTTTACGATATGCCTCAACGCCTTTTTTAGTCATACCCGCGCCAGACTTGGTTTTGCGGTAATTACCACCTTTGCCAGTTGTCTTGCGGATCGGTGTTTCTTTTTTGCGAGGCATTACGACCAATCCTCATTTTTGATGTAAATAACATCAAGTGCCGCCGAAACGTGAAGTGCAGAGTTAGAACTACTGCCTATAGCGCGTACCTCAATGTCTGTTTTTTCTGGGAACTGAAGAGGAGTTGAGTAAGCTATTTCAGTGTGACCGTTTTGAACGGAAAACTTATCCTGAGTCCTAAACACTCCACCTAGTTTTCTGGCAAGCAAGCTAATAGTTCCAAACTTGTTGTTTGCCTCAGTAAGACAAGTAACGTCTTTTTGAAAAAGATATGCCGTATATCCAGCGGGAACCGTCCATACACACATGAGAGTTTGATTATCACCCAGCGTTATACGAGCATACGTTGTACCAGTGTTAGTGATATTTATCGTTCCAGACGGCTCCTGAAAGCCTTCGATAAAGGCTCTGAACACACGCAGGAAGAAAGAGTTGGTCTCCTGAGTGCCGCTGCCATTCAAGGTCACTGTCTCGGATATTTGGTTATAGTCCGCGTCCAAACCTTCGATCTTTACCTGAACGTCTTCGTCATTAGCACCATCTGTACTTGTTGCAGTCATTTTCACCGCAGCAGACGGGTAAGCGTATAGTGCGCCAACGTCCCAGATGGTTTCTTCAATTTCGTTGATAAGAGAGTTAAAGCCAAACTTATGCACGCGATAATGGCCCGTGATTTGACCACGGGCCACCTGTAGCTCAAATGGCTCAGATGTTCCAATCTGAGTTATGGAACGATAATTAGCCATCCAACCCTCTTTATGACAAAAAGATTGTCAATTGGTTGCTTGCACCTGTGAACGCACTTACATAAGCGCCATTCGTCGCAAGAATGCCATCATCTGGAATGTTCAAATGATGAATCCCTGTTGGGAATGTCTGTGTAATCAGCGTATCACCAGACGCGCTACCGTTCTTGATTGTGAATGCGCCAGCCGCAGCCGCGTAAATTACAATCTGACGGATACGCGAACGTGAGTCGCCAACAACAGCAGCAGTGGTGCCCTGCGTCCAATTATATGCTTTTACTGGACCTGCCATAAACGCCTCCTATTATGTTAGAGCAGCGCCAACAGCAGTAACCCAAGCGGCTCCGGTATTGATTACCAAACAGTATTCGTTGTTGCCTGCGCCATTGTCGCTGACAATGTAAACAGTACCAACAGTAGTATCTGCAAAAGCAGGTAAGTTAGCAGTTGTTACAACTGGAACCTCAAAGCCATTGGTTGACTGTACTGGGCCTGAAAAATGTGTAGTTGCCATGTTTTTCTCCTCTCGTGTCCGAGGTCAACTCCATATGCGTGCAAAACATATGAATATATACCGAGCATTATTACTCAAGTTCAGAATAACACAAAGAAAGAAAAAAGAAAGGGGCCACCGAAGCAGCCCCAAAAGTTACAGGGAGGATAACCTCACTGTATCACATTTTATGCGCCCGGTGAACCGAATACTGCGCGTGGATCGGAATAGCCGAAGCTATAACGCTCACGAGCTTTAAAGCGCATGTTGCCTGTGTCGAAGTCAGCTTCCATGTTTGTCCGCATTGGCGAACGCTCAAAGTGCTTGAATCCGTTAGGCGCGTCAGTCTTGATGAAGAACGCATCTGGGTCTGTCAAGAAGTGGTTAACAGTGTAACCCTCTGGAAGCATACCCATGTTGCGAATTGCGTTTACATCATTATCGGCTGTGCCAACACGCAATGTTGATTCCAACAAACGATCTGCAACGAATTGCAGTTGTGGTGGAATGATCATTTTTGTGCCGCGCAAAGCGATAATCATGTTACGCTCATCTACGAAGGTCGAGATGTCAATCAACGCATTTTCCAACGATGTTTCGTTGAGATCAGCCGCTGTTGATGGCTCGTTGCGGAAAGTGCCGCCACCTGCAAGTGGGTGAGCAGTCGAGCAAAGCTCAACGCCGTCACCACCAGCGAAGCTAGAGTTGAACGCGTTGTTCAATACTGCCGCCGCTTTAACCTGCTTAGTGTGTGCCATAGAACGCGCAAGCGCCTTCGTATAGCGAGCACCAAGACGGTCATACAGGTTGTCTTCGATTGCTTCTTCGGTCAATGCGAAAGCTAGTGCAACGGTCTCATGTGAGTAACGTGCAGTATATGCTTCGTTTGCATTGTCGAACTCAACGCCAGAACCCTCTGATTTCGTTGGAGCATTCCCAAATCCGACGAGCATAACTTCTTCTTCGAATGCACGGTCTGATGTTTCCGTGTCAAAGATTTCAGCGTGCTCGCCTTCATAGCGATCATACTCCATGCCGAACAAAGCGTTGAGGCCCGGTTCTAGCTCTTTGACCAGTTGTGAACGTGAAATAGCCATAACTTAGTCTCCTTATGCCAGACCCGCAGTGCCAGCACTGAACAGGTGATTGTTGATTTTTACGATCACGTTAGTGTTCGCAGACGAAACATCGCTGTTCTCAGGGTCTTGAGAAATGTCGATGGCTTTCAACGGCAATGTTGCCGTCACAGCGCCAGTAGACACAGCCAATTCCAAACGAGAAGTACCAGATGTGGTATCTCCCACTGGGGATTGATCAACGATGTCAAAGTTACCAGCCAAATCAGCTACTGGGAAAGCAGCGTTGGCTTGTACTTCGAATGTTGCACCCGGATCATCAATAACATTTGCCATGATGTCGGAAGCGGCAACGCCACCGGGGTAGCTGTTTGCATATGTTGGCTTGCCAGTTGTTGGATCAGTATAGAAGCAACCGTTGAATACGCCAAGGATCAAACCTGATCCTCCTGCTGCAACACGCTCAATACCACCACCTGTTACCATTGCGACAAGATCGCCTTGGAAAATGGCAGTTGCGTAGCTTGAAGCAATGCGGTAGCGATTCTGCTGCTGCGAACTAATACTTGTACGAACTGGACGAAGGCCAAAAGAAGCGTCTTGATTAGACATAGCTTATTATCCTTCAGATGATCTGCCCTTGGCAGCGCCAAAAGAGACAGAAGATTTACGTTGCGGACTCAGCTTCGGCATAGCTGGATTGTTTTCACGCATCCAGTCACGATCCACTGCGTCCAATTGGTTTTTAGAAACACCTTGATAGTGTTTATTCCGCTGTTCAGCCATTTCGTTGGGGATGCGTGCGAGAACAAGTCCACCAACACCAATGATGCCAGCGTTGCGTCCCTCATCTACTACAGGCCCTACATATTCGGGATATTCCTCAGCGCGAACGAGGTCCCAGCCTTCTTGCCGTTTTTTGTGTACGTTAGTTTTGTCATCGAATTCCATTACAGATTCTCGAATCCAGCGGTGCTTATAACCGATTGGTGGTTCAGGAGCTTCCAAAGCAGAACCGGGTCGCCATTCTTGAACGCGCTCTGCGCGCTCCCGCGTGTTTGTTTCGCGTGGTGTACGATCTGCCATTTTAATCTCTCCGACTACTAATTTTAGCGACTTCTTTTGCGTACTTTTCAAGAGGAATCCTCATCTTTTTCGCAAATGCCACTTGTCCCGGTGTTAATTCCACCGCCTTCTTCCGCCCTGATTTTACTGACCGTCCACTGGACGCAGGAGCAACAGTCTGAGCGTTGGACCGCTTCTCCCGATTAAATTTCTGAGGCATTTCTCTGCGCATACGAGAGTCGATTTCTTTGTAGTAATCGTCTGACGTAGGGTCAAAGTCCTCTTCAAGAACAAGCTGTTCATGAATAGCCTGAGCAGCGCGCGTCATGATGCGGTCACTGCCAAACCAAGAATTCTTTTCCAACCAGCCTTCGAGCTTAGGATCACGAGGCGGCGGTGTTTGAGGCGCAGGCTGTCGCGGAGGAGCTTGCTGCGCTTGTTGTTGCTGTTGTTGAGCAATTTGTTCATTGCGCTGAAGTTTTGCCTTCTGCGCACGAACTTTTTCCTTAGCTACAGCAATTTGAGACAACGCTTGCTGCGCTTTTGCAGCTTTTTCGTAATCCCCAGCCTCACTAGCTTCAGCGTATGCGCGAGTAGCTTGAACTTCCTGAGCTTTCAAACGGTTTTCAGTTTCAGAATTATAACCAACACTCATTTGCTGCAAACGCTGCTTCATTTGAGCGTTTTCTTGCTGCATGTTTTGAGCATACTGAACCGCAGCCTGAGCCTCTTCAGCCGCCTGCTTACGTTTTGCTGTTAGTTGGTTAATACGGCGCTGGACAGACTCGCTATAATTTTCAAGCTCATCATCGCCATTAGATTTTTTACGAACATTTGTTCGGGTTTCTTCGCTATCCTCATCAGATGCGGAAACCTCGTACTCATCAGATTGGTCCTCTTCGACCTCAACAGATGCGCCGTTTTCAAATTCGTCGTCTTCACGAATATCTTCAGCCATAGCCATGTTCCTTGTTCTCCCCTACATTATACATATGAAATGTCTTTTGGGTCAAGAATCGTGGCGATAATATTATCGTCATTTATGATACGAACCTCAAGACCTTCCACTTTGAACCTATTTCCACTATATCTTCCTATAAGAACCCAATCTTTCTCATTACACCAAGGACCATTTGGGAACTTCTGGGCGTCCGCATAGGCGTCTGGACCTAGCTTGACAACATAAGCCGCTACTGTTGCGAACGACTCACGCTCACGCACGGCGTCAGGAACAATAATTCCGCCCTTTGTGCGCTCACTTGGATAATAGGGAATAATTAAAACGCGGTAGCCTGTAGGTTGTGGTAGCCGCGCCAGTGCAGAAGTATCCATAGTCGATGGGTCTTCTGCGTTTTTGTCTTCGCCACTTTTACCAAACGCATTATCAAGCGGTTTTGGTATTGATGTGTTTTCTTGTATTGCCTTTTTTGCTGCCTTAGCAACGTGATCAGGCACAAATAACTTGCTAGTCATCTGCGTACTCCATACCTTTCATCGCGGTTTTAATTTCGTCTTCGACGTAGGCCATTCCGCGTATTTCGCCTACTATATACCGATACTCTTCAAAGGTTTGTATCGAACCATCCGCGAGCTTGTCCTTCAGACGCGCATCACGCTCTCTTATGCTTTTCAGCAAATAATCTACTAAGTGTATAGCATCCATGCCACATATAGTATGGCAATGTGCGGGAAACACAAGTACAAATACCAGAAAGTCAGAATATTCCTCGGAATATCTGGGGTCTGGCTATTTTGCTAAACCTACTTATTTTTTTTGGCTGCGGCTTTTTTCTTTGCGGCAGGCTTTTTCTTGGCTTTTGGCTTTTCAACCCACGCCTCATTTTCTGGCGTGCTTGGGTCGTCCTTGACGAAGTGCCCTGAGTCATTACGCGCCCTCACCATTTCTATTGCTACAGGATTTTCAGATGCGCGTTGAGCCACCTTTTTTTCTTTTTCCTGTTGCGCCATTTTTTCTCTAACAGATGATGCCATATCACTGACCTTTCATTGAAGCGTTAAGAGCGGCAATCTCGCGTTGAGATTGAATGCGCTCTTCGGCAATTCTAGTCTTGTCTTCTAGAGCGGCTTCAGAAACATCAATGCGCTGCTGCGCTACCAATACATCGTTACGCTCTTTTTCTTCGTTGAACGCCTGCTTTGCATCAAACTCAGATTGTTTGCGCTGCAAATCTGCGGCTTTCAGTTGAAGCTCTTGATTGCGAATGTCCACCAAAGGATCACTTTCTGGTGCTTCTGGCTCCATAGCCTGCACAAGCTCTTCAGTAAGATCAGCAATAATCTGAGCCGCCAAAGCGTCAATCTGAGGCTGAATTTGCTGCATCATCATCTGCTGTGGGTCCATCTGAGGTTGACCCGGTGGTGGGGGTGGCTGCATCATTGCCTGTTGCTGCATCATCTGCATTTGCTCAGGCGGAATCTGGCTCATGACTTCTTGCTCGGCCTGCGCCTCAGCCAATAGCCCTATGTGCTCCTGTATGTGACCTTGCAGCGCCATAATGGCATTAGGGTTAAGCTGCATAGCAGGAGAGGACATCACAGCCATGTGGGCCTCTATGTGAGCCTCGTGGTCTTGCTGTGGGAAAGCCTGCAAAGGAGCGCCCATAATAGCGTTCTGGTTTTCCTTAGATGGGTTCACAGGAGGTGGTGGAGGCGGGGGTGGTGGCAAGATGCCATCAATGTTGTTTACGCCCAAAGCCTCGTACATCTTGCGGTATGCCTGATACAAGCCTTGAGGTCCGCCATGAATCTCTGGGTTAGACTGAACCATCTGCAACTCTGTCTGCGCCAAAGCAATACGCTGTGACATAGAAAAGATATTGGGATCAGATACAGGCAACACATCAATGCGCTGATCAAAATCCTGCACAAATATTTCTGGACCCATCTGCATGTCAGCAGGGTACGGGTAAGCCTGAACTGTCTCTGCAAAAATCTTAGAGAGCAGCTTGAACTCAATCTTTTGAGAATAATGCAAACGCTTGTGGATCGCGGACATAACTTTTGTGCCACGTTCCATGATTGCCATCGTGGTGCCTACGGGCGTCTCACCGCTCATTTCACCGACCTTCATGTCAGCCATAGACGCAAACCTGCGGCCAGCATCAACAAGCGTGCCTAGCAGGTTGTAAAGCGTCCCTGAAGGCTCCTTGAAGGGGAGTGGCATCAAAGAGCCTTGCAGGGTGCCCCCAACCACATCAATGTCTCGGAATTCACCCGGTTGAAGTGGGCTGTCTTCATCACGAATGCGAGCGCCGCGAGCCTTAAAGCCTGCGGGAAGGTTGGAGAGCGTGCCTGCATCAATCAACTGACGCAAGATAGACGTAGACGCCTGAGCCAAACCACCAATCATGTGAGTTAGGCCAAGCCCATAGAACCCAAGACCCGGAAGAAACTTGTAATGCACAAAGTATTGCTTCGCACGTTTCATTGGGTCAATCGGATCATAGTTTCTACGAACAGATAAAACATCTCCGCTGTCAGCGATAACCGTAACGATATAAGGCAACTTCAAGCCTGTAGGCTCTCCATCCGCACCCATATCTTCAAAGCCTTCAATGTCCAAAGACGTATGCACTTCGTAAAGCGTAATTTCTTCAGACGGGCCAGACGGGTGAACGCCCTGAATATCATCAATTGACTCTTCAACCTCACCCATACTCGCTTCGTCGTAACTAGCGGCATCAGGCAAGTCGATGTCTTTATAAAACCCAACAAGCTGTAGCTTGCGAATGTCGTTCGAATCCATAGTCAAGCGGTGCGTAATGCGAGGAGACGAAATCAAGTCAGTCGCGCCGTAAGGCACAATAACATCCTCAGCATGAATAAACTTGCTAACCGCACGACCCTTTAATGGATCGAAGTAAACTTTCTTGAACGTAGAACCAATCACAGGCAAATAAAACAGCATCTGATCCAACTCAGGATCGTACTCTTCCATTTCGTAAGTGATCATGTAATTCATGTAGTCTTTAACACGCTCAGACTGGCGAGCCAAAATGTCATTCTGTGCGCCGACAACAGCCGTGCGAACAGGCCCAGTCGCTGGCAATAATTCACGATACGCTTGCGCTTGGAACTGTGTAACACTCTCAGCCAAAAGCGGATGAATAACGCCAGATGAACCCTCAAAAGGCTCAGAACGCTCCTCAGTCTTCATGCCTAAAAACTCAAGACCCTTTTTGTAAGTGTCTTCCCAGTCCTGCCGTGCTGCAAAGTCATCTTCAATCGAGCTAACAAGATCAGATGAAATAGACATCAAAACATCTTCATCAACCACATCAGCCAAGTTGCCGTCAAACGGAATATCTTCTACAGGCTCTGCCTCTTCTTCATAC